ATGAAAATCTGCAATACAATCAAACCAGAACATACAAATATGATACGACAGATGCTTTGGTAAGATCTTTTGTAAGTTTTCAATATATTAAAGCGGGAGCAACCCAAAACAATTCGTTTTTTCAAAATGTTGAGCCAGCAGCAAAAGAAGGAACGGTGGAGCCAGGTAGCAATTGGTTAACCACTAAATACGAAGTAATCGATAATATGATTATTTATCCTCCATCTAATGTAGATTTTAATAAATTGTCTTTAGTTACTCATTTAGAAGTTAAAGTAAAAAATATTTTAAGAAATAAAATTAAACTTAAAAAACTAGAATATTGTTCTCAATCTTTTAATAGTTCAAACAATCCCATAGGAACAAGTCCTTTTGTAAAAATGTATCCGTATAAAAAATCTGGAATTTATTACAATTATAAAGGTAAAAATCCTTATAGCATTTATAAAAAAAGTTCTCCCTATTTGTATTTAACAAGAACTAGCGGGGTACAAATAAGAGGAAAATACGATCCATTTATTAATAGAGGATTGTTAATTCCAATTAACGAAAATCAAACAAATAATTTTGATAAGATTATTGCTATGCAAACAGCACTGCGTTTTGACGAAGATTATTTCCCCTATGCACCAACTCAAATTTTTGAAATAGAAGCAAAAAATTCTTATATAAGATTTTATATTGTTGCAAATGATCAGACTGGCAAAAGAGGAAGAATTTATGGAATTAATGTGCTTACAGGAAGAATTGAAAATGACATAGCATTTTATTTAAATGGCAAAATTGTAAGAGAGCCAGTCTTAACAATTAAACAATGGGCATTTTTAGGAATATCATTTTCTAACCTACTAGATGTTTCTGGCTCATACGGATCGATCAAATTAAATGGTCCTATGTTATTTAATAATATTTCTTATTATCAGTCTACCAATCTACAGGCAGTTCAGAAAATATCAACAAGGCCATGGTTTAGGGTAAAGCGTTCTGGTCCTCTAACAATAGACTGGGAATATTGGATACCAGAATATTTCTTGTGGAACGGTGTATTGGTTCAGTCTTCAACCAGTTACTATGGGGTTGACCCAGAAGATGTTTATAGGAGTTATGTTGGGACTAATAAAATAACAACTGGGACAGACAAGATTCTTGGTATTGGTCAGTGTGAATATAATATCTATCAGAACATTCTCTGGCAACAAACAACCTCGTCAGCAGTATAATATGGTATACTGGTGGTAATGAAAAGACAAATCCCTGGCCAAATTGGCAAAACTAAAATTAAAGCAATCGACAAAATGTACGATTGGGGTATATATGTTTGGAAAAAACAAAATGGAAAATGGTTTACTGATGGACAAGGTAATATTTTAAATATACCTTCTATGAAAGGTGATATTTCTAAGATAGCAGAGTTAAAAGATGCTGCAGCCCATTATGGCGAACCAGAAGGCGAGGCTGTATTTTTTGCAGGATTAAACCGTGTTACTGATTCAGAGTATGAAGAACAAAAACAAAGGATGCGTGAAGGATTGATACCTAATCTTAATGATATGGGGTCTGTCTATGATGCACAACAAACTATTAAGAAATATGGAGCACAAGACTAATGAGCGATCAAGATTTTTTTATTAATGCAAGCATTGACAATCCAACAGACGTACTTAAGCAGTTTAAAGAAGATGACCCATTTAATAAATCTTGGACTGAACTTAAAAATTTGGTCGGCCTAGACAATAACTTTAAACGTAGAGCGGGCAGACTTGCAGAAAAGGCAATTGCTCCAGAAAATATGACGGGGTATTTGAATAATGCTAAAGCACAACCAACAGGTATAGATGGAGCACAGTCAAAAGAAATTAATCCTGGTTCTGTATACAGAAATGCTTATGGTTTGTTTGATGTAATTACACCACCCTGGAATCTATATGAGTTAGCAAATTATTATGATACTTCTTTTGCAAACCATGCTGCAATTGATGCAAAAGTAGAAAACATTGTTGGACTCGGTTATGACTTTGAGATTTCATCTTCTACAATGCTTCGCCTTGAGTCTAATCAAGATAAAGAACAAGTAGGAAGAGCAAGAAACAGAATTGAAAGAGCAAAAATTGAATTGCATGATTGGATTGAATCGTTAAACGACAATGATTCATTTACCACAACTATGGTTAAGGTTTATACAGATATGCAGTCAACAGGAAATGGATATCTTGAAATTGGCAGAACCATTCGTGGAGAAATTGGATATGTAGGACATATTCCAGCAACCACAATGCGTGCTCGTCGTTTACGAGATGGATATGTTCAGATTATAGGTCAAAAGGTTGTTTACTTCCGTAACTTTGCAGCAAAGAACCCAAACCCTATTACTACCGATTCAAGACCAAACGAAATTATTCACTTTAAACAATATTCGCCATTAAACACGTTCTATGGTGTTCCAGATGTTTTGTCTGCAATAAATTCACTTCACGGAGACCAGTTAGCGTCACAATATAATATTGATTATTTTAGCAATAAGGCAGTTCCACGTTATGTTGTTACTCTCAAAGGTGCAAAACTTTCTGGTGATGCAGAAGATAAGATGTTTAGATTTTTACAAACAAATCTAAAGGGGCAGTCGCATAGAACTCTGTATATCCCACTTCCTGGAGACACAGATACCAATAAGGTTGAGTTTAACATGCAGCCAATTGAAAATGGTGTTCAAGAAGGCTCTTTTGAAAGGTATCGTAAACAAAATCGTGATGATATTTTAATTGCTCACCAGGTTCCTTTATCAAAGATTGGCGGTGGCGACTCTGGTGGAATTGCAGCAGCACTTGCACAGGATCGGACCTTTAAAGAACAGGTGGCAAGACCTGCACAAAGAGAACTTGAAAAAACATTAAATAGGATTATTAGAGAAAAGACCGATGTTTTAGTTCTTAAATTTAATGAATTAACATTGACTGATGAAAATGTACAATCTCAAATACTTGAAAGATATGTAAAAAATCAGGTTATGATGCCCAATGAGGCAAGAAATATTCTTGGACTTCCACAACGGGAAGGAGGGGATGAGCCTTTCCAGCCAAAACCACAAGATACAGCAACAAGGGCACGTGACGCAGAACGATTAAATAATCAATCTGATGGAACCGCAACAGTTGCTGGCAGAAATCCAAAGGGTGAGGGCAGAGCAACCAAATAGGTTATCCACAGGTTTATTCACAGTTTATTAACACTTGTGCAAAAAAGGCCATATAATATATTCTAGTATGACTATATCCAAAGCCCATTGGGACACCAAGGGCGACTCAGTAAGGCTTTCCCTTCCATTTGCGAAGGTTGATAAAGAGAGACGTATCGTCTCAGGTTTTGCATCCCTTGACAATTTAGATAAGCAAGGCGATATTGTAACATCAGAAGCATCAATGAAAGCATTTGCAGGTTTTCGTGGCAACATTCGTGAGATGCATCAACCACTTGCAGTAGGCAAGATGGTAAATTTTAAAGAAGATCGTTATTTTGATGCAGACTCTAAAAAATTTTATAACGGAGTTTTTGTTTCTGCATATGTTTCAAAAGGTGCACAAGATACATGGGAAAAGGTTTTAGACGGCACACTAACAGGATTCTCAATCGGTGGCAAGATGAATCAGTGGGATGACGGTTATGATGAGAAGTCGGATGCCACAATTAGAATTATTAAAGATTATGATCTTGTAGAGTTATCACTTGTTGATTCTCCAGCAAATCAATTTGCAAACATTATGCATGTTGAAAAAGTTGATGGTGTTGCTGTTGTTAAGGGTCAAGATGTTGAATTAGAAAATGTTTTTTATGATGAGCAGTCTGGAATTGTCATGGTTTCAGATCAAGAATCTGCTGTAAGTCCAATTAATGGTGAGCAGATGAAAAATATAGGTTTCGTTGAAAAACAAGACAACGAAAAAATGGATATAGTAAAATTCTTAGTAGATAGTGCTAAAGGCATGAATACTTCTAAGATAACGGAGGAGGTAAATCCTATGTCAAAGAAAACAAAAACTGTTGAAGAAACAGTAGAAGTTACTAAGGCAGAAGAGATCGCTCCTGTTGCTGAAGAAACTCAGGCAGTAGAAACTGAAAAAGCCAATGTTGTTGAACAAACAACGGTACAGACAGATGTTGTAGAAACAACAGAAGTCGCTGAAGCAGAAAAGGCTGCAGCATCACCTTCCGCAAAAGATGCAGAAGAAGATGAAGAGGAAGATAAGGCAAAGAAGAAGTCAGATGAAGTAGTTGTTATTGATGCAATTGCTGAAATTAAAGAAACTATTACATCGGCCTTTAGCGATCTTTCAAATACTCTTAAGTCTTTGCAGGCTGAAGTAGAAGTACTAAAGTCTACCGCAATTGACAAAGAGACAGTAAAAAGTTCGTTTGATGCAGTCGCCAGAGATATCGCTGCAACTAATGAACGATTCAGTGAGTTTGGAAAGCGTGTAGACGCAGTAGAAGCAGATACCGCATTCCGAAAGTCTGGCGATCTAGGCGAGATCGTTCAGGAACAACCAGAAATGATTGAAAAATCCCTATGGGGCGGACGTTTCCTCAAAACAGCCGACTTATTTAATTAAGTAAAAACTCGGAGGTGACAATATGTCGGAAGAAATAAAGAAAAACCAGCCAGGAGAATCAGGCCAACTTGGTGGAACTACACCAGGTCTTTATCAGTCACAAGGTGCGTATGCATCTGGTTCTGATGCAGGCTCAAATATCCCTGGCAATTATACTGATGGTGGCGTCCTTGGAAACATTCCAAACGCTAACCTAGGTCTTACAACAGGACCAAATGCAGTAAATCCTTCAGGTGAGGCTGGAAGCGGTATCCTACGCCCTGAACAGGCACAGCGTTTCATTGATTACGTTTGGGACGCCACAGTTCTCGCCCAGGATGGTCGTCGTGTCACAATGAGAGCAAATACCATGGAACTCGAAAAGATTAACGTGGGTGAACGAGTAATTCGTTCTGCTACTCAAGGTGTCGGTGACTACACTAATAGCGGTGCTACATTCAGCAAAGTTGAACTTACAACCAAGAAGATTCGTCTAGATTGGGAAGTTACTGCTGAAGCACTTGAAGATAATATTGAAGGGGCTGCGCTTGAAGATCATCTAGTTCGCTTGATGACAAACGCATTCGCTAACGATATTGAAGACCTCGCCATTAATGGTGATGCGTCAACTGGTAACTTCCTTTCAATCATGAAAGGATTTATTAAGAGGCACAAAGATAATGCAGATTCGCACGAAGTTGCGATGACCATTACCGCTAATGCCTGGACACCAGAAAGAATGCAAGAGATTATTTTAGGCATGCCACGTAAGTATCGTGCTCTTAAGAATAACCTTAAGTTCTATGTAGGTACAGACACATTCAGTGGTATCGTTAAGCACAACGGTACTCTTGCTGATGCAATTGCTGAAGCAATGGGTAATCGTGTTGCTGGTACTGCTGCAAACCGTCAAGCATATCTTGATGGAAACGGCCAGACGTTCGGTGGAGCACGTACAACTCGTGTTCTCGGAATTGATGTCCAAGAAGTTCCTTACTATCCAGATGATTATGTCGATTTGACATTCCCTGGTAATCGTATCTGGGGCTTCCAACGTGATATCGTCGTAAACCGTGAATACAAGGCAAAGAAAGATACAATTGAGTATACTGTCTTTGTTCGTTTTGGTATTCAATGGGAAGAAGAAGACGCAATTGCGTGGGCAGACGCTGCTGCAGATGCATAATCTGTAAACAGTAACCTTTGAGAGGGGGTAGGGGCGAGATCTCCTCCCCCTCTTAATTTTTAGTATTCTGTTATAATAGTCATAAGGAGGTTAATAATGGAAGAAAATAATTTAGAACAATCGCTAGAAAACAAAATTGTTGACACCAACAAAGATGGAATAGTTAGTGAATGGGAAAAATATAAAGCAGGCCAACCACAGACAAAAGTAGAAGAAGTTGCTTCAAATAATAATATTCAGGCAACAGTTTCTGCTCCAGAACCAGAAGTGACCGCTATCTCTTCAACTGATTTAGCAAAATCTTCTGACGAAGGTCAAAGATTGGGTCCTGTTGCAGACGGAGCAATTGGCGTAACGTCGGCTCCTAAGTCTGACAACAAGCCAGAAACTGCAAAGCCTGTTGTTGAAAAAATAGCAGTATTTTCAACAAAAAATATTTCAGTTCCAGGATTAGGCAAAGTCTATCGTGGATACAATATTGTTAAAAAAGAGGCTGCAGATCAATGGGCAACTAAACCTTATATTAGAATTGCCACTCCAGAAGAAGTTGCTAAAGAGTTTGGTAGATAATAATGCAAGTTTTGAGAGTTCCGCCATACAACTTAACTGTTACGCTTGATGTTGCATCTGCTAACACAGCGTATAGTTATACTATTGTTGATTTGGCGGACTCCTCAGAAACTGTAAGTACAGCAACCTCAAACGCTAATAAGGAAATATTAATTCCTTTGTCATCAAAATATGATACACAATATAAGATAACAGTAGGAGAAAATGACACATATGTAGATGTGGTTCGTCCTTATGTCAATCCAAATACTAAAGCCTCTACTGCAACTGAGATTAATGAATATAAAAATTATGAGTTAATTGCAAGATCCCTTATTGATACATACATTAAAAACGGCTTTTATAATAAAAAAGTTATCATAAACACTTCTGGAAATGGTTCAGATTATCTTCCTGTTTGGCACGATGCCAATAAAGTTTTAAAAGTTTATGAAAATAGTTTGTTAGTATATGATTGCGACAATGAAGAAGATTATGACGCAGAATATAGATTGTTAGCAGATAAGTCTGCTATTTATAAAATTGATGTAGCGACTGCAAGTGAACGAAGAAACAGGATGGAGCACGATATAACAAAAATTGCAACCGCACATGGAGATTTGGGGCACGTGGCTTATGTTCCTACGGATTTTCCTAAAGGCGTAGACTATGACTTTGTATTAGATGTTGGGCATCTTAAAGTTCCGTCAGATGTTGAAGCAGCAACTGATATGTTAATTGAAGATATTAAGTGCGGAAAATTAGATTATTATAAGAGGTACATAACAAGTTACAATACAGATCAGTTTAGAATTCAGTTTGACAAAGGAATCGTGTATGGAACTGGAAACCTTCTTGTAGATAAAATTTTAGAAAAGTATATTAAATTAATAACTAAGCCAGGGGTTCTATAATGTTGTGCGAAGAAACCGACTTCGCATTTCCGATGCAAGCAGATGTGTATCATCCAATAGTTGAGCAGGGGATTTACGGAGAAGTTAAAAAAACTTGGATATTAGATAGGACAATAGCATGTTCTTTTACAACGGCAGGAACTGCTTTTAAGGAAGAAGTAGCCCCCAACATTAATATTACACAAGATAAAATATTGCTTGGTCGTTGTAAATCAGACATTAGAATATCAAGTCTTGAAGCCAAAAATGCAATTACAAATGTTATTGTTACAAACATAAGAGATAAAAATTGTAATGAAATTTACAAAGAAACGTCTGGGCCTAGATCTGGAAAGTCTACTATATTTGAGATTGCCACACACGATCCGTTTGCAGGTCCATTTGGAAATATTGAGTATTATAAATTAGTTATACGTAGATCTGAAAATCAGGCGGTAGATGTTTAATGGTAAAGGTAATATTTCGTAGCAAGCAATTTAAAAAAGATATGGACAATATTATTGATTATTCTTTAGGATTTTTAGAGGGAATGGGTCGAGGCAAGACAGCAATGTATGCAGCGCTAGGTCCACAGATAACAGAACTAGCATCTCAATTTATTGATGCAAATGCAAGAGTGTCACCAGATTTGTTGCACCATGTTTACGAATGGCAAAGAACTGGTAGTCCACAAGCACGTTTGTTTGATATTGATTTTACAATTAGTAAATTAGGATTAACTTTTAAAACATCATTAAAGCAATCAACTAGCATTAAAGAAGGATCTAACGTTCCATTTTACAATAAAGCAAAAATTATGGAAGAAGGTATTGGCGTTATTATAAGACCTAAAAAAGCAAGGGCTTTAAGATTTGAAATAGATGGACAAGAAATTTTTACATCTAGAGAAGTAATAGTACAAAACCCAGGTGGAGAAACACGTGGACAATTTAAAAATGCAATATCTAATTTTTTTGGTGTTTATTTTAGACAATCATTTTTACAGGCAAGTGGTCTTGCTCAATACTTTAAATATCCAAAAGTTTACGCAAAAAATTTAAATGCAGGAAAACGTGGCGGTAGGTCGGTTGGAATTAAAACTGGATATCAGTGGGTCGCAACTGCGGGGGTTAAGAGATGACAGAATCAACATCAGTATTAAATACACCAGTTCTGTGGATTAATCATTACTTAAGAGAAAAAATTACTGAGTTGGCAGGATTAGAAGATATTCCATTTTTCCCAACTGGACCAAGCACATTAGAGCAACTCACTACAATGTTTCCAGAAGGTGGAACTATGGCGGTATACGATAGAATGTTTAGAATGCGTCGTGGACCTTTCCCACATATTAAATGTGAACAGGTTTTATATTATTTTTATCATACAGCATCGAATACTCAAGAAAACATGATACGTGTTCAAGAAGCCGTATTTAGACTTATGGATCGTGGAGATGAGAGCGCTCAAGAACTAAATGCTTGGGCTAAGGCTAAAGGCTCCATAGGTGGCATGGAGTGTCAGTTCTACTTTCACGACTTTAAGATATACCAGTTAGAAGAGGCACGGGATATAGTTGACTTTGGAACAGCCCGAACCTATGCGGGTAATAAGATAATTATTGATTATGACTATCATCAGTCATCGACTAAATATGCAGAAACTGAAGAGTCTACTCCAGATAGACCAAGATACAATAAAAATATTATAACTGAACCAGGAATATTGTCATAAAAAGGCTGTATACTTAGCAATGAGGAAACACGCCTTTTAATTTCTAGAAAAATAAAGAGGTGAAATAAATGGCTCTAGGTAATAGCAGTAATATTATCGTAGGTGCAGCGCAGGTATGGGTATACGACGATACGTTAACCGATGCCGCTCTACCAGCATACGTAAGTGGTACTAAGTACGGAACAACGCTGGATGGCGACGACGATTTTCGTAACATCGGCTTTACCATGAATGGTTTGGAAATTCAATTCCAGCCAGATTTTGGTGAGGTCGCAGTAGATCAAGTTCTTGACGTTGCAAAGTTATTCAAGCAAGGTATGCAGGTTAACCTAAATACCGCATTTGCTGAATCAACATTGGAAAATCTTCTTGTTGCTACAGCAGGATCTGATTCAGATCTTTCAACAGTAGCAGGAAACCCAACACTCAATCTCAAGGCAGGAACTCTTGGTGAATGTCCGATTGAGAGAGGAATTGTCGCAGTAGGTCCAGGAACTGGTGATTGTGACCAAAGTTCAAACAAAGAGCGAGTCTATGTTGCATATCGTGCACTTTCAATTGAGAGCGTAACCGTATCTGCAAAACGAGATGAGGCTACAATGTTTGAAGTTTCATTCCGTCTGCTTCCAAACGATAACGGCTCTTATGGTAAGATCGTTGATCGTACGGTAGCATAAAACTACAACTTAATAATACAGAAGGCCCAAGACCCTTGAAAGTCTGGGCCTTTCTGTTTGATATAATAGTTATATGCCTACAGAAATATATAAAAGCAGTGTTGTAGAATTAATAGACGGAACAGAATTATATATAACTCCGTTAAAGATAAAATTTTTAAAATTATTTTTAGTAGAATTTGAAAATGTTAAATCTGCCAAAAATGATGATCAGGCTATAGACGCTTTAGCAAAATGTGCAGTAATCGCAATGAGACAGTATTATCCGCAAATCAAAACACAAAAAGAATTAGAGGATAATATAGACATGCCAACCGTTTATCAAATATTAGATTATGCTGCAGGAATTAAAATTAATGAAAAGTCCGAGGATACAGTAAAAAAACAGGCAACCGAAAGCGGATCAACCTGGGATGAATTAGATTTGGCAGAACTAGAGTCAGAGGTGTTTTTGCTCGGTATTTGGAAAGATTACGAAGAATTAGAGTCATCTATGTCAATGCCCGAAATAGTTGCTACCCTTAAGATAAAAAGAGACCTAGATTATTCTCATAAAAAATTTCTTGCTGCTATGCAAGGTGTAGATTTAGATAAACAAACCAAGAAGGGCAACGCCTGGGACGAAATGAAAGCCAGGGTATTTAGCAAGGGTAAGGCAACTAATTCAAATGACATATTAGCCCTACAGGGAGTAAATGCACAGCAAGCAGGGTTTGGTATTGGTTTGGGCTTAGATTATGAGGATCTAACTGAAAAATAAAATGCCTCTATGGTATAATTTATTCATACCTTAAGGAGGAACAATGGCCGAAAAGCCTAAAGATAATAAGAAAACAATTACGTTAGTCGACAACACAGAGGTCCCAGTTAGAGCGCTTAAGTTGTCTCTTCTAAGACCTTTTATGGTAAAGTTCGCAGAATTGGCTGCGGTTTCAGACGACAACGATAAGTCCATGGATATTTTGATGGATTGTGTCCAGATTGCAATGAAACAATATAAGCCAGAATTGGCAGACGAAAGAGATCAACTGGAAGAACTATTAGATCTTCCTACAGTTTATCAAATAATTGATGCAGCATCTGGATTCCAGAATGCCGAAGCATCAGTTGTTGCTGGTTTGACAAAATAAATTAAATAAAGAGGTGCAAAGGAATTGGCAGATGTAAATTCTAATATTAATGTCAACTTTAATACTGCCGACGCTTTAGCACAATTACGCAGATTACAGGCGGGCCTCAGTAAATTTCATCAGACTCTTGCTGAGGGCAACCTGGCTGCTGCAAATGCACAAAAAGGTTTAAATGCTCAATTATTCCAGTCTATAGGTGCAACAGGAAAATTTGCTGTAAGCCAAGCAAAAGTTGCATCAAGCACTATGGCGTTTACAAGCGCACTAGAAAAAAATAAATTATCACTTAGAGAATACTACAGATACAGTATGGCTGCTGCTACAGCCAACACAAAGGTTTTAGGTAGAGCATTTGCACGAGAACGAGAAATTATTAATCGTGCTCGTAGAGATAGAGTAAAGGCATTACAAGCACAGTATATCCAAATGGCTAAAGCGCAGGGCGGATTTATGGAAGCAATGCGTATTATGCCAAGAACATTGATGATGGCTAATGGCAGATTTACAGAACTTGGTACTAGAATACAATATGCAGCACAAAGACAACAATTTTTAAATCAATTACTAAGGCAAGGATCTACACAATTATTAAATTTTGGTAAAAACACTCAATGGGCTGGTCGTCAGTTGATGGTTGGTTTAACTATGCCTTTGGCATTGCTTGGGGGATATGCTGCTAAAGCCTTTAGAGATTTAGAAAAGGCTACAGTTAAATTTAGACGTGTTTATGGAGATGCTTTTACTAATGATGCACAAATAGACGAGGCAGTGCAAAATGTTAGAAAACTTGCAGAAGAATATACAAAATTTGGTGTAGCCGTAGTAGATACAATGGACATGGCTGCAACTGCAGCAGCAGCAGGTTTCCAAGGGGAAGATCTAACAAGACAAGTAGAAACAGCAACAAAACTTGCAGTTCTTGGTCAAGTAGAACAACAACAAGCACTTGAAACAACTATTTCTTTACAAAATGCATTTGGCTTGTCTAGTGAACAGTTAGCAGAAAAGATTAATTTTTTAAACGCAGTAGAAAACCAAACTGTTTTATCCATTGAAGATTTAACAATTGCTATTCCTAAAGCAGCACCAATCGTTAAACAACTTGGAGGTAGTGTAGAAGATTTAGCATTCTTCCTTACTGCCATGAAAGAAGGTGGCATTAATGCATCAGAGGGCGCTAACGCATTAAAGTCTGGTCTTGCATCTCTTATTAACCCAACAGAAAAAGCAAGCGAGATGCTTGGTAAAATGGGCATTAACATTAAAGGAATTGTTGAGGCAAATCAAGGAGATCTTAAAGGAACTGTTGTAGGATTTTCTAGAGCGCTAGACACATTAGATCCTTTAAATCGTGCAAGGGCAATTGAGCAACTATTTGGTAAGTTCCAGTTTGCTCGTTTATCAACATTATTTCAAAATGTTTCAAAAGATGGAACGCAGGCTGCCAGGGCATTTGATCTTGCTGGCGCATCTGTAGAAGAATTAGCAGTTCTGTCTGAGCGAGAAATGAAGAAGATAGAAGAGTCTGTCGGTGTTAAATTCCAGGCTGCTGTAGAAAACTTTAAGCAAGATATTATGCCATTAGGAAAAGCATTTCTTGAAGCAATCACTCCTATTGTAAAGTTTTTTGGTGGACTATTTGAAAAATTTAATTCACTTGGAGATCATACAAAAAAAGTTATAGCCATAATTATTGGTATTGTTGCAGGTTTGGGACCAATTGTTCTGATGACATTTGGTTTATTAATGAATGGTTTGGCCAATTTAATTAAATTATTTTCAGTAATACGTGGCGGAATTGCTAAACTTAATGGACAAACAACAATTCTGGGTGCTGGTTTTAATTACGTGACTCAAGAACAAATAGAACAACAAGCAGCAGGACAAGCACTTCATAATACACATACAAGATTGACAGAAGTTTTTAATATTGAAAAAGTTGCTGCTTTACAATTAGCATCAGCATATCAACAAATGGCTACTCAGATGAGGGCTATGGCTTTACAAAATCCAACATTGTTTACTGGAGGATTAAGTGGAGCAAGAGGTGCTGTATCCAAACTTCCTCAAGTTCCACCAGTTAAAAAATATGAAGAGGGAGTTGTTAGCGTTCCAGGTCCAAAGGGTGCTGGAGATGTTGTACCAGCAATGGTTTCTCCAGGCGAAGCAATTATACCTGCAGAGACTTCTGAAAAGTATCGTGGACTCATACATGCAATGTTTGCAGATAAAGTTCCTGGATATAGTAAAGGATTGCTGCCTTGGGGTAGTTCGCACCCAGTAAAACAGTCAGGCGCAGTAGATATCGGAATGCCTAAAAAATTTAGTGAGACAACTCAAGCAAGACAGGTAGCAGAAAAGATATCTAGAGATGCAAACGTTGGTCAATATGCTAAGATGAAAGTACAAGACATGGGAGAATTAGTCAAACCATTTACTGGCTATAGTTTCCCAGTAAAGGGCGTAGGCGGGGTATATAAACAAAAAGATGGAAAATTAGTAGTTGTAAAACCAACCATGAGTCCGTCAACCGCTATGGGAGACATTAGGTCAAATGACTTAACTAGACTTCATGGAATTAGTGCACCAAAGCCTAAACTTGTAAAAATTTTAGATCCTACTGATCCAGAAGGTAAAAGATCGTATTTAGCACTTGTTTCAAAATATGATAAAAAGTTTGGTCCAGAAGGTATGACTGGTAAATTTACTCAAAAAGATATGGTTAAGCAATTAGTTGCTTCTTCAATTCGTGCTGACAGAGATTTACAAATGAGCAATGTTTCTGGAAGGAGTGCTCCAGACCCAAGCAATGCATATGTATTTCCTAAAGGTTCTGGCTTTAGAGAAATCTCACTAACTATGCCATCAATGGAACAAACTGCTCTTGCCAATACCTTAGCGTTTAAGGGCGGATCTAAAAAGTTTTTTGCACAACAAACATCAGCGCTTGCATCCAAAATGTCTCCACAACAATATGATCAAGCAATAAAAGATGAAATTAGAAGAGTACTTCCTTTGTATAAAAAAGAAATATCTAGTGGTAAAAATTTTCAAAATCTTGATGCATTAGAAAAGCAAGCATATGCAAATGTAATTACAAGATTAGAAAATGGCTTGAAAACAGACTGGACAAAAGTTCATGCTGCACATATAAGGGCAGGTCAACAAGTTCCTCAATATAGTAAGGGAAACCTAAGTCCATGGGAAATAGCAGTAGCAAAACGAGAAAACCAAACTCAAATTTCTTCATTAATAAAACAAATAAACAATGATGCAGGCGCTGCACTTACTACTTTAAAAACAGTAAATCCAAGTCAATATCAAAAAGCAATCGAGAAATTGCAAAGAAGTGGAATTTTACAAGATGGCAAAATTGATATTTCTCAAAGTGAAACTTTAAGAAAATTATTTAAAGAAAAATTATTAATTGATCCAGACAAAGGTGCTTTTCTTAAAGACGCTTTTGAAAAAGGTAAAACAGGAAAGTCGCTCGATTACTTAAGGTCACAAACACTATATAGGCTGGGCTTAATGCCAAGTCCAATTCACGGTAACTATACTTCTCAGTCTAAGGGTATTTCAAAACTTCGTGAAGACTTTTCGGTTAAATCTCAAAGTGGAAATTGGAAACAATATATAAAGGATGGGCCATTGAAAAAGGCATTGTTGGCCGAAGAAGCAAAATTTACAAATGCAAACAAAGCCTCTGAAATTACAGCAAACCTTAGAACAAAATTGAAAGAGTTAGGTTACACTGAAACGGCAATTAACAAATTTTTAAGAACCGAACTATCTCATATTGCTAAAACTGCTGGAGCGCCTGGCATAGGTAAGGAAAAATGGTTAAGTGGTTTTGCTACATTTGATAGAAATTTAATTAACAGTTTTGTTAATCCAGGCGCCGTTGCAAATCCAAAAAACACAACGCTAGGACAATTGTTGTCGTGGAATGCAAATAATCAGTATAGGTTATATGATCGTGAGACAGCAAAAGTATTGCAACAGGCAAGTGCTTTCTTAAAGTCTGGTCAACATCCGATATCGGCAGATCAGGCCAAGATGGTTCAGTTGGCAGCACAGGCTAGAATAAGGGCAGAAGCATTTTTAGAGCAACAGGGCGGACGGCCAAAAGGTTTTCCAAATCTAGGGTCAGTTTCACAGGCAAAGGCTGTCGATTATTTAATTGATCAACAATTTAAGGCTGGTTTATATAAAAAGCAACAGCGAGCAGCAAGGCCCATATTTGATTTAAGTTCTGATTCAACACAATCTGAAAACGTAAAAATTTCACGTAATGCAAGAGCGTCACTAGTTGGAGTTAAACCTGGTGAAGTACTTTATAATGTTTTAGATCAAACATATAAAAAACTAACAAAACAAAATACACAGCCTTTGCCTGCGAATGTTATTCCTATTGATAAAAAAAGAAAACCAACTAAAGATACCAGATCTGTAAAAGTAAAAAAGCCTGAGATTGTTGCAAAACCAAATCAGATTACTGCATTGTCTAAGATTGCACCACTACGCACTTCAAGAGGTGTTTTAATTCCTGGTCATGAATCTGCACCAGAAGCAGGTCAACGTTTAAACGAACAAAGAGCCAAAAGATTACGACAAAGTGGACGCAATCTTACTGAAGAGCAAATTAAAGATGCATTAAAAAGACAAAAAAAGAATGATGAAAAAATTGCAGCCAATAAACTAAAACAAGCAAGAATGGCCGATAATGAAACACAAAGAGCAGAAAGAAGAGCAAAAGATGAAGCATATCGTGCTAAACAATCACTCAGAATCGCTGCTGCTCATGACGAAGCATTAAAAATTAATGAAGCAAGGAACAAAGCAGAAAAAGAAGCAGCCGCAAAGCAGGCTAGAAAAGATGCAAGACGAGAAAAAATACAAATGCGTCAAGAAAAAGTTGGCAGATACTCTGGTGGTATGTCAATGGCCTTGGGTACTGCTGGTATGGGTATGATGATGACTGGAAACACTGGGGCTGGTATGGCGCTTATGGGTGCTTCAGCAGTTGCTGGTATGGCTCCTATGCTTGCAAATCCATATATAGCAGCAGGTGTTGCTGCAACTGCATTAGCAGGATCGTTCTATTTAGCGGATAAGGCTGGCAAGAAGCATGCTGAAGCAATGTCTAAGTTAGTAGATGCTACATCAGCAACTACAGAAAAGATGAAAAAGATTGGAGAACTAACAGACAAGGTTGGTGCTTCTGAGATAATGTCTAGAAGAAGAAATCAGCAAGCCTCTGACAGATTTACAACTGGTTTTGAAAGAGGAAAACAAAGATTTGGAACTACATTCTTAGAAAGTGAAGTAGGCAAAGACGTTCTTGGAGGATTTAAAGAAAGTCTGGTTAGGTTCGGAACTGAAATATCTGCAAGTCAAATGGCTACTCAACTTGGAGCATATGTTTCTGACGGAATTCTTTCTGCAGAACAGGCTCATAGCGTTGCAGAGGCTATAGGATTAAATCTTAAGAATACAACACTAGGTGCACAAATAAGTGGACAATTGTTAGAGTTAATTGGACCAGAAGGACAAGATTTATTAAAAGACCCACTTAATACTAGAGTTAATTTAGTAAACCAGCAAAGAGACACTGGAAAGCAGGTATCTAAAAACTTAGCCACAAATCTTGCTGGTTACAACAATTCTTTTGACAATGTTGCTTCACAACTTTCAAAAGTCGTTATACCAGGAATAGGAATTCCCACTGCGGTTATGGGTGCTTTCCAGAAGGCTCCAGGATTTTTAAACTACTCTTTTGGAGAAATGTTTAAGCAAACATCAGGAGAATCAATGGCTTCTGGCTCAGCAGCGATTGGTACGCAAAATCTTGAATTAAATCAATCACAAATTGACTCTTTAACTATTCAATATGAAAAAGAAATTGCTAAGTTAGAAAAAGAAAAAGCATCTACTACAAATAAAGAAAAACAATTAAAACTAGAAGCCCAAATTCGAACAATGAAAGATGATCAAGTAACACAAACTGCTGACTTAAGAAAAGTAAATGGCGATATTTTAAAGGATCAGGTAGAAGCATTTAAGGTTGCTTCCAAGAGAGGGGCCGTAGAGGATGCATTCTTTGATTCATTAAAGTCTCAAGTTAAAACAAAATGGGCTAATGATCCGATGGCAGATGCATTCTTAAAGTCTTCAGCAGACTTAGATAGTAAAGAGTTAGAAGTAAAGATAGACACAATAGTTGCCTCTGGTCAAATGAGTCCAATGGCAGCAGTTTCACTAATGCAAATGTTTGGAGATGATGAAAAAGGCTTAGACAAGGTTCTTACTGTATCAACTAAGTTTAGTGATCCAGGAAAGTTTATGGAAGTTATTAACTTCTTCGGAGGATTTAAAAATAAAGACATTGGTAAGAAAAATGTTAAAATACTTACAAGGATGGCCCAAAAGGATCCAGAACAAGCAGAAAAAATAATGGCAACATTAATGCTTATGCAGAAAATGGACAATAAAGAAATTGATATAGAGGCATTTTTTGAAGGAGATGACGCACAACAAAGATTAACAGACCTGGCAGACTCTTTACAAGAAGTAGAAGACCATAAGGGGCCGTTTACACTTAAGGCCTTAACTGAGGTTAAAGAGTTAGGTGGAGTAAACTTAGATGGAATTCTATCTCGTTGGGCAGAGTTTGAAAATTTACCAGAAGAGGTAAGGAAAACAGTTGTTCAAGAATATATAACTCTTGTTAAGCAAATTGATGATAAGAGTGTAGATGCTGAAATTGCAAGAAGAGTTAAGGCAGCAGGCGGAGCGAAAACAGTAGCAGATTATTACGCAACTGAGGCTGGTCGAGAATCAGTTAGAAGGGACATGGCTGGCGAAGATACTATGCAAAAGGTCAAACAAGATATTGCTAGTAATAACGCAAACAAATATGAAGGACAAGATAAGGGTGGCAAAAAAGCAGATCCATTTGAAGATATTATGAAACGTCTCAAGAATGTTAGAAATGCTGCAATTAATGCTGCGGGTGGTTTTAAAGAATTACAAAAAGCAATCGCTGCTGCAGGAAGTAAATCAGTAGCAAATAAATTTGTTGGAATAGAACAACAACTAATGAAGAAGGGATATAGTGATGATTTCATTAATTACATTACTAATCTAGATCCAGAAGCACAGAAAGAATTTGGATTTACTGCAACTAAAAAGGGTAAGAAGAAGTATAAAGAGTTTGACTATGAAAAAGGTAAGATGGTCACAAGAACTCAGAAATACAAGAAGGGAGATTTCGTATTAACTGATAAAGGTAATGCTATGCGCCAGGGTATGGATAAGGCGGTAGTTGGAGAATTTCAAGTAGAACAACAGAAGGTTATTAAGAATATCAATCAACAAAATAAGGCATACGCAACATTAAGGGCTGCTGGTTTGTCTAATCTTGAAATAGAAAAGGCTATGGAGAATCAGACATATGTTACTGCCATAGCAACAGGAAAAATAACAGCGCAAGAATTAAAGACTAATAATGTTTTAACTCAGCAACGTATCTTAAGAGAGCAAATAAAAGGCCTAGTTGACAAAACCAAAACCAACGAAACAAGAATTGATGCTTTAAAGAAAACACCAGATTTAATAAATTTCTTATCAGGACTTAAAACAATAGATGCAACGGGTAAAGAAGTAAGCCTTTCCATGGCTTCTATCTATGATGCAATTCAAGATCCCGAAGATTTAATTTCAATGATTGCAATAATGGATCAGATTAAGAGTGGTACTGGGGATACTCAGAAATTAATGAAAGATTTGTTTAATCTTATTTCTACTTCCGAATCTGCTAAAGATCTTGAGAAAAATCTTTTGACCCCACTTGAAAAATTCCAAAAAGCATATGATGCAGCAATGAAGGTTTTTGATGCATACAAGACAATGGATGAATACACCCTTAAATCTAATGTTACTGGTATGGCCGACAGCACTGGAGTTAATCAATTTAATGGTAAAACATTTAAGCAATTAAGTAGAAGTAAGACTGAAAGTGATGAAGCACTTGCAGCAATGAATGCTGAACTTGCTATTTACGAACATCAGATATCTATGATTAGTGATGAAATTGAAAAGATTGAGCGTAGTGTTGAAAATATGGACGTCAAAGAGTTAAATCTAACAGTAGATGGTAAAAAAGTAACTGGTAAATTAAAGTACGTTCTCGAAGATCTCAAAGAACAGATTAGCGATTGGGAACGAGAAATAGAGATGAAATATGACCGTCCAATTAAAACGCTTCAAGAGGAATCCAATGTTCTTTCTCATGACTTAGAAGTAATGAATTATCAGGCAGGCAAGATTAGCGACAGATATGATGAACAAGCCGAAGCATTAGAAGAAGTTCAAAAGGTTAATGAATCTATTATTCGTCAACAAGAGCAACAATTAGATTTAGCGGATGCTTTAACTCAGGGTGATATCTCTGCTGCTGCCCGTGCTGCACAGGCCATGAGAGCATCAAATGCTCAAGATTTTGCAACAGGACAAGGCGATGCGTTGACACAAGCAAGAGACAATGCAATTAAGGGATTGACCAATGCAAATGGACTAACAAAAGATCAGATTGAAGAAAGAAGATGGCAAATATCTCAGCAGATATATGCTCTTGAAAATGATCCTCAAAAATTGGCATTAGAAAAAAGTATTCTAGAAGCCAAGGATGCTATTTATGCTATAGAAGAAAAAAGAGAAGGCTTGCTTCTTGCAATAAGAGCACATGAAGAAAAAATATATGAGATTGAACAAAATAAAATTTTGCCATTGCAAACTGCTATCAATCTTGAAACAACAAAAAATCTTGCGTTAGATTATCAACTCACAGTTCTTGGGAATATTATTGCTGCTAATGATCGTAACAGAGAGGTTGCAGGACAGACAAGAGAGCAATGGGAAGAAATTCTTGCTCAACAAACATTAATAGATGAAAAATTAAGAAAACAAATTAAAGAGGCTCTTGATGGATTTAATGCAGATAGTTCGACTGCTGCACAAACCTGGGCAAAGATTAAAAGTTTGTATGATGAAATTAAAAGTAAAACAGTAACTATAACTGTTAACTATGAAACAGGAGGATCTTCAGGCGGTAATGGTGCAACAGGATCTACGGGTGCAACTGGTGCAACAGGTGCTACTGGCTTTACATCTGCACAAGCAGCAGCGTCATATGCAGCAGCAAAAGCAGCAGGAGATCTTAATGCAGCAGCACTTGCTGCAGCAAAAGTAAATCCTAGTGTTTTAGCAGCAGCAGAAAGTGGGGCAATTGGAGCAGCCTCTATAGCATCACAATTGAAAAAAGCAGAACAACAACAAAAATTTTATTCAACTTATGCTTCATTTAAAGCCAAAGAAATTGCAGATGCAGCAAAATTCAGCAAGACAGCAGTTTCTACAACCCCTATCCATGCAGGATCCATTAAATTTAAGAGTGCTGGTGGATTAATAACAAAATATTTTGCTGCAGGAGGAATGCCACTAGGTACTGATACAGTTCCAGCAATGCTTACTCCAGGAGAATTTGTAATGAGCAAGTATGCTGTTAATACTCACGGCATTGATACGATGAAGGCAATAAATGGCGGGGAGTCAGTTGGAGACTCAGTGTATAATTATAGTATTAGTGTTAATGTTAAGTCTGATGCAAACCCAGATGAAATTGCTCAGGCAGTTATGACAAATATACAGAGAGTAAACTCTCAAAAGTTAAGGAGTGTTAGACTATAATGGCAACCAGCACATATATCTCTGGTCGTAAAAAATATGGTAGACCTCAAGCCATGCTTTGGTCTGAAAATTCTGGCAAACTGGAAAATGGTTTGTATATTCCTAACGGTCTTGAAATTAATTCTAATCCAGGTTCTGAAGTAAATCCAGATAACATTAATCAGTTTTTAATATTGTCAGACGATAACAGATCGTCAATTGATTTTGGAAATATACGAATTGAAAAAAGAGAGCGCATGATAAATGGCAGAATGCGTTCTTATCATATTGCAGATAAGTTGTCGATATCTTTTAGTTATACAAATTTACCCTCAAGAGGTTTTTCTTTAAATCCAGATTTTGATTCAGAAGGAAAAAGCAATAAACACAATTACACAACCGATGGCGGTGCAGGAGGAGTAGAATTGCTTGACTGGTATGAAAAGCACAAAGGATCTTTTTGGTGTTATTTGTCATACGACAAATATTCACTATTTGGCAAAGATGATTCTGCTTATGCACATTTACCACAATACAATCAGTTACTTGAAGTTTTCTTTTCAGATTTTTCTCACACGGTTATTAGGCGTGGCCCTAACTTAGATCTTTGGGATATTTCTATTGGCTTGGAAGAGGCATAATGTTTTACAATGAAGACTTAAAAAAACATTTAGAAACATCTTCTGTAATTAAAACTAAAAGTGCTGTAATTGCAGAATGGAATTTAAATTCTCCAAACAATATTTTTAAAATTGGTAACTATAGATATAGGCCAAATCAGTCTACTTCTCCATATAAAATTATTCCAGGCAATTTTGATCCATCAGAAACCAGCGACACACAAATACCATTTTATTATGGTGCTACTGATGCAGACGTAGTTGTTGATGGAGGCTTTGCAGATAACGGATCACCAATAACTTTAAAAACTAAAAAAGAACAATTAGAATTAATTTATTCATTAGAAGATTGTTTTAAACAATTTAGACCAAGGTCTGGAATTAATAAGGCAAAATTTTTACCAGGTAATTATTTGCATCACCCCAACATTAATATGGCAAGTCGTCCTAGATATTATATGCCAGACGTAGCAGATTCTTTTAAATATTGGACGTCATTTAGAACAGAAAATGGAATAGAGTATGGCATATCTCTTTTAAAGAATGGAGAGTTTGCCATTGAAGACACTGCACCATTTATTGTGTACAAAGAGGCTGTTGCTGCAAATAGAATTGTTATTAAAATGCAAACGCATGTAGGCAGCGTAGATCTCGGTACTTTTGCATCAGCGTCTTCATCAATATCAGATCCGTTTTATGGTGATTCTAAAAGATCAACACCAGTTAAATGGAAGGTACAGGCTTTAAAAAATAACTCTTGGGTTGACTTATTGTCTTTTAATCAATCTTCTTTTAGAAAAGATGGAACGCCTATTATTAAAAGTGACGGGTATGTTGAATTGGCTTATGGACTAAAAGTACCACAGCAATACAGAGATATATTTGTTTATGCAGAAAAATATAGTTCAACAACATTATTACCAGAAAAATCAGTTAATGGGTATGCATATTTGGTTTGTGCTAATGAAAATGACATAGGCCAATTTCATATTTGGCTTGACGAGATAAACGATTACAGAGTTTTTACACCACAGTACGGCTGGTATTTAGAAGAGTCTGAGGTAGATAGGCTAACTAACTTTGTAACAGATATGACAAATCCTACAAAATATTTAAATGTTGGTGCAGTTGAAGTCTACAGAGAGTTTGATAATATTAAAGGTATTAGAATTGTTGTTGATACAATGAATAAATCAAATTGTACGTTTGATCTTATTGAGATGTCCCCAAGATTAACAGCAAACATTTCTGATAAGGTCACAAATTTTAATGTAAGGAAGAATGCTTCGGATTTAGGTATTAGCGGAATGCCAGTGGGTCAACTTTTAGCGTCTACTGGATCACTTTCTATATTTGATTATGATGATGCATTTAATGAAAACAATAATACAAGTATAATTAAAAAATATATTAATAGACATATTCAAATTAAATTTTATGATATTATATTTAATGTAGAAGGTTGGGATTATTATGTTCCAGTAAAAACTTTATACTCAGATGGTTTTCCAAAGATTGATCAAGGGGAGCAAACAATAGAATTGGAATTGCGAGACTTGTTTTTTTACTTTGAAAATTTAACAGCCACACAAACTTTAATGACAAACGTATCCCTTAGTTCTGCAATAGCATATCTTTTAGATTCTGTTGGCTTTGCAAATTATAGTTTTAAAAGAGTAGCCGATGAAGTAGAATTAATTATTCCATACTTTTATGTAGAGCCAGATATTAGCGTTGCAGAAGTTTTAGAGAAGTTGGCCATTGCATCTCAATCGGCAATGTTTTTTGACGAATACAATAATTTTGTTATAATGAGCAAAGACTATATAATGCCAACAGAAAGTCAAAGACCTATAACTGCTTATTTGTCTGGAAATAATCCTGATTCAACTTTAAACATTATGCCAAATATTCTTGAAATTGCTTCAGAAGAAAATCAAGTTTTTAATGATGGCAAAATTAACTATGCTGAAAAATATATACAAAGATCTGTAGGAACCATTAAGCAAGCAAGTTTAATTGACATGGATAGAAATTGGATTTATAAACCAGTGCTTTTGTGGGAGGTTTCTGGAACAGAAAATACTAAATCTGTTAATAATGAAACGGGAATGCAGTCTTCTTATCTTTTAAGTGCTATACCACTTAACTCTAATTTATCTAATCAATTACCACGAGTCGTTAATAGAGAAATAACAGATAACGTTATAGATCTTGGCGAAGGGGTTTATTGGATTGCAAGATATAACGGATACTTTTATTCTAATGGCGAAATAATTAAATATGATGCGGTTCAATTTAATGTTGCTGGAGTAGGAAATGTTTGGATTAACAGTCCACAAGAATACGAATATTATTTTTCACAATTACCATTTAACGGTAAAATTTATCCAACTGGACTTGTTAGAATATATTCAGAGCCTAATTATGAAGAAGTTAATCAAGTGTTAAAATTAAAAAATGGATTAGTTGCTAAACACGGTAGAGGCCAGTTTGGCACCACTATTGTAGAGCATTTTGCAGGATTAAGTTCGTATTGGAAAAATGATTCAAACATTAGAGGGTGTTCAATGCAGTCTAAGCATTTGTTTGAAAACAACGCTCAAGCGTTAACTACCCAAGAAGGCGCTGCTGGAATTAATAATGAACTTGCTAAAAAAACAACAAGAAATGGAATTATAAGAAACTTTATGTCTGCTACCTTTAATGCTGAATCAGATGTAAATAATTTTACAGCAACAAAACCTGGAACTATACAGTCTTCTGCTTTTGTTATGCAGGGACCACCAATTCCAGTAACAGAAAAACCAAGAGACTTTATATCATATGTGTATAAACCACTTAATAATAATTTTAAACATTTCGGTACTAGAATGAGAATTATAGGTAAAATAGAGAACAATACAAGTCGTGGACAAACCGCAAATGGCAGTACGACATATTATACTGTCCCAGGTTTAACTCCAGATAAAGATATAACTATTTCTGGAGGTAGTGGAGGTCTTGCTGTAATGTTAAACCCACAAACAAATAACGGCTATTATTTAGAATTAATCGCACTTGGAAGTTCTAATATATCTACTCTTGAAAAACAAAATGTTCACAATGTTATATTTTACAAAATAAAAAAAGATAGTAATTCTAATAATGCTATTCCAGTAAAAATTTGGGAAGGCTTGGGAAATATTATTGTAGATGATGGAAAATTTACAGGTCAGTATAGAATGGCATCTGAGCAACAATCAACTGTTTATGACATTGGGATTGAGTATGAAGCCTTGGGTAACGCTAGAATATTTCATTTATATATGAATGGATCGCTTTTAACTACAGTAGTAGACCAAGAACCACTTCCAGTATATAACAATATGGCTTTATTTGTTCGAGGTTCGTCACGAATCATGTTTGAAAACATATATGCCTTGTCAAATAATTATAGTCGAAATGCTGTTTTTGCTTTAAACACACCAGTTAATAGCATTTATGACAATGAGATTAATGCTACCGAATCATTTAGAAAGTATGCTATGAGTGGTATTGTTCAAGAAACATACCTGTCTGGAATCAGTAGTTCAGAACCAAATAAATACAATATGTATTTTGAAGAATTTGGCACTATTATGCGTGAGGCTGCCACCTTTAATATAAGATACGACAAAGCCTATCCAGCACTTTATGCAAAAATGTCTCCAACATTTAATAAAATAAAAGGTTACACAGTGTCTGGATTTAGAGCAGGATCTTACGGGGCTGAGTTTATAATATTTAATGCCACAGACACAGCATTAAGTTTAGACGAAACAACAGGAAATTATTTAAGAATTCAAGGAGTAACGTTTACTCAAGAATCTAGAGGAGAGTTAACCGTAGATCAATTCTACTCTAAAAATAGTTCTTTATCTGACCCCGTACTAGAGGGATCAAGTGTTGTGTCATCTCCTTTTAAAATAAACAAAGATTACGAAGACATTAAATTAAGTAGAATGACATATGGTAAAAAAGATTTTTCTATTCAAACGCCATACATTCAAACACAAGATCAGGCAAACAATTTAATGAAGTGGCTGTTATCTAAAATTATTAAACCAAGAAAGTCTATAGGTTTAAAAATTTTTGCTAACTCAACAATTCAATTAGGAGACATTGTTTCTGTTAAATATACAAAAGATAATATTCAAAAAATTACAAATGACAGATATGTTGTATATCATATTGAATACAGCAAAACTGCTGAAGGTCCTAACATGACTATATATTTAAGTGAGGTAAGGTAATGGCAATTAATTCAACTCCACAAATTCCACAATCATCTCAAAATGTTAACAAACCAAATGCGATTAAACCTGCTACTCCAGACTTAATCATTACCCCTCCAGACACCGTTCCAATTGAAATAATGACTGATTTAATATTTGAAGATATTGGCGGTCATGAAATAATCACTATGTCTAGAAGCGATTTAATTAATGGAGAAAATGTAATTTATAGCCCTATCAAAAATTTAAGTTCCGTATTTTTTCAATATAATCCACAAAATATTCTTGCATTACAAAAAACTGCAGATTCATATTTTAAAAACTTTCCGATTAATCTTGGCGACAGAATTCCAGAATGTGGTACGGGGTATACGCTTGATCCAAATGACCCTACAAAACAAATAGAAAATTGTAAAATAGTATATACAGACCCAATAACAGGGGATTTGGTAATTAATGTTATTAATATGAATATAGAAGAGCAGGTAGAAGTTCAGATACTTCAGCAAGGAATTGTTCTTAGTGATACAATATACGAGGTGGAATAACTATGATAACTAAAACTGGTAAAAATATAATTGCTAAATATCTTGTGGGACAGTCCCCAGCATATGCTTCCTACATTGCAGTTGGCTGTGGGGCAACACCGTTGGACAACGATCCTGAGATTTCATTTGGTGACTATTCTAATAAAACTTGTTTAGATTTTGAAATGTTTCGTGTGCCAATTACGTCTAGAGGGTATGTAAAGGACGAAGATGGAACGGCTAAAATTGTGCTTACAGCAGAACTTCCAACCGAAGAAAGATATGAGGTTTCTGAAATTGGAGTTTATTCTGCAGGAGCCAACCCCACTGCAGGAGCATATGACAGCAAAACATTATTTTCGTTTTCAGAATCTGAAGGGTGGAAATACAATAATCAAATTGAATTATCACCAAAATATACGCCGTTAGATTCCGTAGATCATGTTGGAGAAATTTATGTTAAAGATAACAATGGAGCAGATGTAGTGGCATTTACAACAAATGCCAATAATAGAATTTTTACCAATTCAGAAAGAGTTGAGCGATACGAAAGATGTAGATTTTTAAATAATATTGTTATTACAAATGGGGCAATGTCACAACTATCAAAAGAAACAGTGGGTGGAGTTACCAGGCTTAAGGTAAACCCAGGCAGCAATTATGTTGGATTAAATGCAACAACATTAAATTTAAGTAAGAATGCTCCAACAGATCAAATAAAACTTGCATTTTCTGTTGTAAATAAAAACAATAAAGACACTGCTCCAATTAATCCAAAAAAAGTTTATATCTTAATAGAATTTTCAGATAGCGATGTACTAGAGGGTGGACAGTGGGCCAGGTTTGAGGTAATTATTGATGATTATAATTTTGCAAATAATAGATATATTGTTGTACCTAAACAATTGCAACAGTTACGGACAAGTTCAAGTGGATTTAATTGGGATGTAGTCAATACCGTAAAAATATATACAACCGTAATTGAAGAAAATGCTACTGTTCCGTCAAATAATTTTTATGTTTGTTTTGATGCTATTCGTTTAGAAAATGTAACATCTGTAAATCCTTTATACGGACTAGTTGGGTATTCAGTAATTAAAAATACAGATGCAGAAACTATAATCAAAGAAGCCAATACTACTAGTTATATTGAATTTAGATTTGGAATGGACATTGATAATGGCTGATCAGGGTACCAAGAAAGTAATTATTCCGAGATCGTCCTTGCCCCCAGCGGGTAAAGATGGTGAATATTTAGTTAGATATAGAATTGCTTCACAAGATAAGAATAGATATTCGCACTGGTCTTACATACACAAGGTTACTGGAAAACCACTGTCTTTGGTTAACGGCAGCATTGCACAAATTAACTCTATTATCATGGTCACTTGGGAGTCTGTTCCAGGCATAGCGTCTTATGATATATTTATAAAATATAACAATCAAACCAATTACACATATCATGGAGCCTCTGTTTCAAATAACTACTCTATTGTTAGTCAGGGCGGTAGCAGTGTAGAAATAGCCGTACAAATAGGCGGAATAATTAAAGAAAGAAGAACCGTCAATACTATATTTTTGGGAACTTTAAGTTTGGTATAATTATACAGGAGGAACTATGGCACAAATATCACCACCAGAACGAGGACAGCCTCTAGACGTAAACTATATTTATAGCATAGTAAATGCGATAAATGAATTGTCGAAACAAATATCACCTTCGTCGTCAAAATATGTAACAGTTGATATTCCAGGTGACGGGCCAAGATCAGTCAAGGCTTCTGAGGCAAGAATTATTGGAACAGAAAAAGTAGTTGTAACCAACGCTTCAAAAAATATTGGTGATGAAGAGTCTTTTGAGTATGTGTTTCCAGCCGAATTTAAATTTAAGCCAGTTGCAACCGCCACACCAGTAAATATAGGACAGACTAATGCTGGAGAAAATGTTACCGTAGTTTTAAAAAGTGTTGGAACTTCACGTGTAGAGGGCATAGTTAGATTTAATGAAACTGGAAACTTGTCAGTATCGGTAAATATATTGGTTGTCGGCATTCCTCTTTAATGATAAAATGTGTAAAATGTTTTCACAAAATGCTAGTAGACAGGGTTTACAATTCAATATCACATTTAGAGGTATACTGTTTAGTATGTGGATCAAGAAAATTTTTTCACCCACCGTCTGATTCGGAGGAAGGTCGATGGCTACTAAAAAAGGAAACAGAACGAGCGAAGAATACAATGTCGCTCCTGTAATACCTGGTAATAAAAAAGTTTGGTTTTTAAATAAAGATTTGATTAGGGTTGTGCATTATAACAGATCTAATGGCATTATGTCAATTTATAATATTAATAAAGATAGGATGGAGAGTTGTCTAATAAGTGATTTTAAAACTAAAAGAGAGAGGGCATACACAGTGGGAGAAACTGCTGACCTTGTTAATAGACATAAAAAGTATATGCCATCATTAATGAAGCGTCAAATTATTCCATCTCCAACTGGATCGCAAAAGGGCGGTCAACGTGGATGGCAAGTAAGATCTTATTATTCTGAATCGCAAGTAAAAGAAATTCGTGATATACTGGCTACATACCATATTGGTAGGCCAAGAAAAGACAACTTAATAACAAACGATATCACTCCAACAAAGGCTGAGTTGACACGCCGAATGGGAGATGGTATACTGACATATACGAAGACTGAGGACGGTAGATTTATACCAATTTGGTCAGAATCAATATAACAGAAAGGCATTAAATGGAAGACACAAAGATATCAGTAACGCTAGGCTATACGGTTAACCTTGGAAATTTTCAATCATTAAGAATTGATCTGGGGATTACAGATTCAAAGCGTGATGCAGAAAATACAGATCAGGCTTTTGAGCGTGTATATAAGTTTGTTGAGGATAAACTAGCAGCAAAAGTTTTAGAAGCAGAAGGTCAATTAGAATCAGGTAACTAATATGACCGACAAGCAGAAGCGATTGGCTCTGTTAAGTCGGTTTGACAAACACTACACGTTTAAACTAGGACACAAGCCAAGATATAACAAATGGGTTGAGCAGTGGTCTGCTAACGCAATTATTGACTCATATGGAC